GACATCACGCAGATTCAAGCGCTTGTTGCTGCTGGCGCAGTATTGCCACAAGAGTATCTCTACAGATTCGCACCAGGTATTACTGATCCACAAGAGGTTACTGACATGCTTCAAGACCAACGGCCTGATGATGGTTACAGTGATGATCTTACCGGAGACTCAAAGCCGGTTACACAGGCAGACGATGCCACTGATAAAGGCCAAAGCGATGTTCAACAAGTTGCAAGCGGAGATGGACAAGACGACAAGACTGTCCAGCAAGTTAGCCTTAATGGATCACAGATTACATCAATGATTCAAATCGTGCAGAACGTTGCATCTGGGACGCTACCACGTGACTCTGCTGTTGAGATGTTAACCGCAGCATTCCCATTTGATGAGGCAAAGGCAGATTCTATTTTGAGCGATGCTGGTAAGGGCTTCACTATTGACGGAGGCGGTGATGGCGGTGAAAACACCAAAGGAACGGATCAAAGCGTTCGCGGACAAGCAGGACAAGAAGCATCGACAGATAGCAAGTGATGTTGCCAAATATACTGCCGCGTTCATGGCATTCTGGTATGCATTCAATGAGAAACACGAAGACTACACACACGCTGACGATTCGCGTTACTACGATCCCGAATTGAAAGAACAACTTGATCGCGACGCACAAGAGGCAGGCGTTAAGCAGAAGTCAGTTGCCAATAACGATGAGCTGCTATCATATGCCGCCTACGTTTATTCAACGTCAGTAGCGATTAAGGTCGCTGATTATATCGGCACTACTCTTGGAGATTTAGTAAAGCAGACGGCCAAGCTGGGATCATCAATTTACGGCAAGAAAATCAAGCCTGATCTATCCATTGTGGATCAATTGTTCGATGGTGTAACATGGAGCGACCGTATCTGGTCAAATCAAGACGCGTTGCGCAGTGACCTAGTGAAGATGATGAAGAATGCACTGCTGACACACAGCAACCCAATCACACAAAGCCCAGCGCTTCGTGATAAGTTTGGTGTCATGAAATATCAGTCAGACCGTATCATTCGAACCGAGAGTGATCGCGTCATGGGGCATCAAAGCATCGTGAATGCACGTGAAGCTGGCTATAAGAAAGTTACTTGGGTGATTAATTCGGGAGCGTGTGACATTTGTTTGCAACACAGCGGTGAGGTTTACACACTTAAGCAAGCAGAGGGGATGATACCAGCGCATCCAAATTGTCTTTGCTCGTGGGCCGCTTATGATTCTGGCGATGAAGCTGACGGTGATTAGGAGGAAATCATGGCAAGCAAAAAGATTGATATTGGCAAATACACAAGTTTTGCGATGGAGGGGTTAGTTATGGACGATCATGAAAAGCAGCTTTACAAAATGGCTACTGATTTATACATGACGGCCCATGATCGAGCAGTTGAAAACGGGGCTGACGAAGATGAAGCGCACAAGATCGCTACTAATATTCTGGTAGCAAACTACCGTTCTGATGATTAATTAGCAAACAATCTCGTGACCCGAGCAAGTCCCTAAACTACTCAAAAATAATAGCGTGAAGTGATAGACGTGTGATCGTGGCTGGGCCTTATGGTGTGGCTGGGATCGTTAAGCACGTCTATTCGTTTTGGGCTAAACAGGAGGAACCATCATGGCAGAAGAAACACAAACTCAAGAAGAAGTCGAGACAACCGAAGCCACCACTCAGGCACCAACCACATATACGCAGGCTCAGCTAGATAGTGAAGCCGATAAACGTGCAGCTAAGGCGCTTGAAACAGCCAAGGCTAAATGGCAAGAGGAACAAGCAAAGAAGCTTGAGGAAGCAAAGAGCGAGGGCGCACGGCTGGCTAAGATGTCGGCTGATGAGAAGGCACAAGAACTAGAGAAACAACGTCAAGCAGCCTTGGACAAGCGTGAAGCTGAACTCAATCAGCGTGAACTATCGACAAGCACGAAGTCATTGCTCGTTGACAAAGGACTGCCAACTGATTTTGCTGGTTCGCTAGTTGCGTTAGGTGATGCGGATAAGATCAAGACGTCTGTTGAGAACATTCAGAAGACAATTCAGGAAACAGTCAACAAGCAGGTTGAAGCCAAGTTGCAAACTGATCCACCTAAGAATGGTGCTTCTGCCCTTGATGGTGCTGACGATCCATTCAAGAAAATCATGGCACAATACAAGAAAAAATAGGAGGTAGCTAGTTATGGCTACAGAAAACAACAATTTACCAGTACGTCTCTATCAGAAACAGTTTATTGCAATGATGCAAACCGTATTCGGCGTGCAAAGCACATTCACCCCGACATTCGGTGCACTGCAAGCACTCGATGGCGTTCAAAACAACGCGATTGCGTTCAGTGTTAAGGCAAATGATGTTCCGGTTGCTGTTGGTACCTACAACACTGACCCTAACGTTGCGTTTGGCACCGGCACGAGCAATTCAAACCGCTTCGGGCCAATGAAGGAAATTATCTATGGCGACATTGATGTACCGTATTCCTTCGGCTGGAGTTTCAACGAAGGTATCGACCAACTCACCGTCAATAACGATCTGAATGCTGCAGTAGCTGACCGTCTGAACTTGCAAGCACAAGCTAAGACACGTTTATTCAACAGCAAGCTTGGCGCCTACTTGGTTTCTAGTGCTGCGGCTGATCTTGGTGCAGTTGATGATGTGAACAAGGTATTCGAGGCAGCGTCCGAACGCTACACCGACCTTGAAGTCGTTGTCCCAGTTCGTGCATACGTTACTGCCGAAGTTTACAACGCAATCATCGATCATCAGTTAGTAACCAGCTCCAAAGGTTCTGCTGTGAACATCGACGAAAACGGCATCGTTCGTTTCCGCGACATCATTGTTACCAAGACGCCTACTCGTTACATGGCTGGCAAGTCTATCATCTTCGCACCTGATAACGTTGGCCGTGCATTCACGGGGATTAACGTTGTTCGGACGATTCAATCCGAGAACTTTGCGGGCGTTGCTTTGCAAGGTGCCGGTAAGGCAGGTCAGTGGATCAGCGATGACAACCGTCAGGCAATCTTCACTGCCGGGACGTCAGCAACTACTACGACCTCGACTGTGAAACCGACCACTACAACTACCACATCGCACGCTTAATTGATTGATCTAAGTCGCCTATCGAAATAGGACAGTACGGGTAACCGGGCGGCTGATTGGAGGACAGAATGAAGCTTATTTTATGTCAACCTGCCATTAAACGTTTTGAGTGGGAGCTGGAAGTATGCCTAACTAATATGCAAAGTGTCGGGTTTGACATGAAAGATGTCGTTTTGCTCTTCACTATGCATGATTCTAAGGTGCCAGAAACGCTCGCAAGCAAATATGGAGTAGAAGTACACACGTACACTGACAAGCGCTCAGACAAGCAATATATTCCATCTGTGAAGCCTTGGCTTTGGTGGCAGTATCTAGCTGAAGACCCAGAGCGTGAGAATGAAGATTATTTCTACTTCGATAGCGATGTGATCTTCAGTAAACGGCCAGACTTTCGCAAGCTGAAAGCAAAGCCTGATCGTTGGTTGTGCAGTAACACGCTGAGCTATATCAGCGTTGACTATATCAAGCAATGTGAACACGGAGAAGAAATCCTAAAACGCATGGCTGGTATTGTCGGAGTTACGTTGGCCTCACTTGAAACGATAAACCACAACTCTGGCGGTGCTCAATGGGTCATCAGTCACCCGTCAGCTGAATACTGGCGAAAGGTGTATGCCGACAGCAACCGACTGTGGCAATATTTGCAGACAGTTGATAGTAATATCCAGAAATGGACAGCAGAAATGTGGTCGCAGTTATGGAATATGATGTACTTCAACATTGGGCCGGTAATCAGTGATGAACTCGATTTTTGTTGGGCTACTGATCCTGTGAAACGATGGAAAGAAACAAAAATCATGCACAACGCAGGCGTGACTGTGAATGACAAACGGCTGTTCTTCAAAGGGCAGTATGTCAATCGAACGCCGTTTGATGATGACCTGAGTTTCGTAGACAAGTCGAAGTGCTCATACAAGTACGTTCAAGCAGTAAAGGCGGTGAAATGATGGCAGTTTTAGACAGTGTGAAACTACGCATTGGTTTGGCCGATACAATGCAAGATAACTTGTTGAATGATCTGATTGATGACGCCACAGCGCGTGTACTGACTTATATCAACCAAGACGGTATTGTCAATCAGACTGTGCCAGATGCAGTCGCATGGGTAATCAAGGACATTGTGGTTAAGATGTATAACCGCATCGGTGATGAAGGCAAGCAAAGTGGCACCGAAGGCAACGTATCTAACACATGGGAAGCAATAGATTTGTCTAAGTATGCTGATGCTCTCGATGTCTACCGCGAGTCATCGCAAAGCCGCCGACCGGGGATGAGGTTCGTATGAGATACAACAATCGAATCACCCTCATTAGGAAGGTGCCACCTGCTGACCCGCTGCATGATAGGCCGACAGAGACGCGCGAGACGGTCACTTGCCTGACAATCCCAATCACCAGTGCACAAGAGCTATCTGTATACGGTCTTGTGAACACCATGGCCTACGAAGTACACGTAAAGAACCCAGTAAAGCCTGTGAATGAAATTGAGCTTGACGGTGTCAAATGGACAATTAACAAGACGTTCGTGAACCGCAAGTCAACGGTATTCATCGTGTCTGGAGATGCAAGCAATGGCTAATACCAATGTCACATGGTCAGGCCTCGATAAATTGATGGAAGAACTAAGCGCAACAGCCGGAGCGACTATTGAAGCCGCATCATCAGCAATGAAGATCACTACTGGCCAGGTGCAAGCCACAGCTAAACAGGTGGCACCAAAAAGAAC